TTTCCAGCTTATTGATGTTACTTCAATGCCATATCAGCAGGTATGTGTATATCGAAACAACTCGGTTACTCCTATTGATTATGCAGACACTATACATAGATTAGCGAAGGCTTACAACAACGCCTCCGTTCTTGTGGAGGTAAACGATATTGGCGAACAGGTTTCACACTCTCTTCACTATGATTTCGGATATGAAAATGTTCTCTTCACTGAAAACGCTGGTCGTTCTGGGAAGAGAATTACTGGTGGGTTTGGTGGCGGTAATGTTGATAAGGGCATTAGAACTACTAAGATAGTCAAGACTATCGGCTGTTCAATCCTGAAGCTGCTGATCGAACAGAACCAGTTTGTCGTCAACGATTTCCATACCATCAACGAGCTCTCGACTTTCTCTAAAAAAGGATCGTCATATGAGGCTGAATCAGGTAAACATGACGACTTGGTAATGTGTCTCGTCTTGTTTGCCTGGCTTTCAGAGCAGCAATACTTTAAAGATTACACGAATATAAATACACTTATGTCACTCCGAGACAAAACTGAGGATGACATGGAACAAGACCTGTCGCCATTCGGCTTCATTGAAACAGGTCACGATGAAAGCATGGTAGACGAGTCTTACGAGAGATTCGTTCCCGACGGCTGGATGTTCAACCACTCCGACTTCTAAAAACTCCCATTTTATAAATAGAATGAGCTGAATTAGCAAGTTCTCGCAATAGGGAGATAATAAGATGGCATTTCAATTAAGCCCAGGTGTAAATGTTTCCGAGATTGACCTTACTACGGTTGTTCCTTCCGTAGCAACTACCGATGGCGCTTTTGCAGGCGTTTTTCGTTGGGGTCCAATCGGTGAAAGAATTCTGATTGATTCTGAAGATCAGCTTGTAGCCCGTTTTGGTAAGCCTACAAACTTCAATCCAGAAACTTTCTTCACTGCAGCAAACTTCCTTTCATACGCTAATCGCCTTTGGGTTTCTCGTGCAGCTAATACTACTGGTGCCACTCCAATGGTTGCTGGTGTAGCTGAACCTGTAGGAAATGTTGTTACTCTTGATACTACTGATCTACGTATCGGTCAATATATCACTCAGACTTCAGATCCTGCTGTTGTTGTAGCTAGTCCAAAGAATTACATCGTTTCAAAAAACAGCGAAGCTATCGTTCTCTCTCAAGCTCCTTTGAAAGCTGGTAGTGCTACACTTTATTTCGGTAATCCAGAGACTGCATATACTGCTGTTGGTTTCGATTCTTCGGCTGGTCTTGGACGTGCAGCAAACCTTGTTCATCAGATCGTAAAGAACGAAAACGATTATGAGGCAAAAGAAGGCACTTTCGACACTGACGTTATCTACCTTGCCAAGTATCCAGGTAAAGTTGGTAACAGTCTAAGAGTTGGTGTTTGCGATAATCCA